CAACCAACCGCCAGAACGGCAGCGTCCTCATCGCCAACACGACCCAAGTGACCGGCGAATTCGTCAGCATCGACAGCCTGGACAACGCCACCAAATTCGAAGTCCTCACCGGCAACAGCACCGGCATTGCCAACGTAACAAGTGGCAGCGCCACCGCCATCCCATCCGGCACCACGATCGACGGCATCTTCACCGCCATCAAACTCCACGCCGGCAGCGTCATCGCCTACCGCAAATAGCCATGAGTGCCGAGCATTCCACACTTAGCACATTGGAGAGGGGACTGCTCGGCACAGTCGCCACCACCGGCACCGTCGCCGTGTCCTTCATGCAGACCCTCGAAGTCTACCTGCGCGTCGCCGGCCTGGGCATCGGCCTGGCCATCGGCGTCGTCACCCTACTTTCAGTCATCCGGGACTACCGCCGGAAATCATAAGGAGAAACAAAACCATGCGTAATATCAAAACGACCATCCTCGGAGTCATCACCATCCTCATCTCGGCTTTGACCGTGGTGAAGAGCGTCCTCGAAGGCACGCCCGTCGGCGACCTCGCCATGCACCTCGCCGCCGTCACCGCCGGCTGGGGACTAATTGTTGCGAAGGATAATTCGGCACGCCTCTAAGACGAAGGATGAAACCGCAAGCCGACCAGGTAGGGCGGGGCCTCCGGACCCGCCGCTGCCTCCAAGTCTCAGCCCTCGCGCTCATCGCCTTGTCGATGACCAGCTGCGTCACGGTCGGCTACGACTTCGTGCGTCAACAAGCCACGGTCACCGTCAATCCCCCGCCCAAGGGTCACGCGAAATAACCCATGTGGACCTGGATCAAGAGAATCTTTGGCAAGAAATCCGACGCTACCCCAGCGCCAGCCTCGCCGAATTTGCCCTCCGCATCCACAACGAGCTTCACCGTCGAGCCACCGCTGACGACCTACGACGAGCGCCGGCTCAGCACGCCGAACAAACAAGCCCACCGCATCAAACCGGAAGCCATCGTCCTGCATCACAGCGACGGCAGCTACCACGGCAGCTGCGCCTGGATCACCAACCCCGCCGCTAAAGTGAGCTACCACGTCCTCATCGCCAGAGACGGCCGCCGCACCGTCTTCGCCAACGACACCGACCGCTGCTGGCACGCCGGCCGCAGCAACTGGCACGGCCGCCCCGACCTGAATAGTTGGAGCCTCGGCGTCGCCTGGGAAGGCAACACCTACGAAGACCCCCTCGGCGAAGCCGCCATGAACAGCGCCCTAGAATACCTCGTCCCCCGCATGAAGAAGTGGAACATCCCGATGAACCTCGTCCTCACCCACCAACAAGTCGCCCCAACCCGCAAAACCGACATCTCCCCCGGCGACGCGGCCCGATTCAAGACCCGCCTCAAAGCCGCCCTCAACTAACCCTGCCAACTGCCAACTGCTAACTGCCAACTTCTAATCCTATGGCCAAAACAATCGGACAACTTACACAAGCCACCACCCTCGCATCCGGCGACGAGTTCGTCATCGAGCAGAGCGGACTGACCAAGCGTGTCGCCGCCTCTGTGGTGCGCGGCGGGCTGGTCAATGCAGATGTGGATGCGGCGGCGGCGATTGCCTTCAGCAAGCTCGCTGCTCTCGACAGCGCCAATATCCTCGTCGGCAACGGCAGCAACGTGGCGACCAAGGTTGCCGTGACTGGTGACGTTACGATCAGCAATGCCGGGGTGGTCAGCTTGGCTCGCCCACTTACCTTGGCCACCGCGCAAAACACCACCAGCGGAACCAGCATCGACTTCACTGGCATACCGTCGTGGGCGAAGCGGATTACGGTAATGCTTGATGGCGTAAGCACCAATGGATCATCCGAAGTTCTAATACAAATTGGCGATTCTGGAGGGATCGAAACTACCGGATATGCTGGTGGACTTACCTTTATTTCGGGCGCAAATGCGTGCGGCGCATTGGCATCTACAAGCGGATGCATTATTGGCGGCGCAAGCGCAGGAAACACCCGCGTTGGTTGCATGTCTATTTCTAAAGTAAGCGGGAACAAATACGTCTTTTCTGGAATGAATTTCAACACCGATCAAAACGCTGCGGCTTATAGCACATCTATAAAAACGCTTTCAGATGTTTTAGACCGCGTCCGAATCACCACCGTCAACGGAACCGACACCTTCGACGCCGGTAGCGTCAACATCATGTATGAGGGCTAACATCTAAATGTCCCTCGAAAGCCCCATCCTCCGCGACGGTGACGCCGGATTCGCAGGCTATGCCTCGCGCATCAATCCGGTTGCGTTGCCCGCTGGCATGCTCCAGCTCTCGGAGAACATGCGGCTTGATCGTGGCGTTGCGGTAACGCGCAAGGGGGCCAAGCGCATGGCGGATGCCATCAGCGTGGCCAGCTCGCCGCTCACCGTTCCTTTTGTGCTCAACCCTGCGCCCAACGCGCCGGTGGTGCAGAGCGTCTACAGCGGCGGCATCTTTGCGGCCAGCGTCTACCGCTCGCCCGATCAGGTGCAGAGCGCGGAGATTGTTGTGCTGGCTGGCGGCGACCGTGCTTACACGATCCTGCTGGACGACAACCAATCCTTCGCCGGTGTCTGGGCGGGCGGCTTTCTGGTCACTGCCGTCTCACAAGGCAGCGAGGAAATCGTAGACGAGAACGGCGACACCATCGTCATCAGCGTGCTCCCGCAGGAGCTGGCCTACCCGACATCGCCGGACGAGGTCATCGAGCCGACCGACACCATTTCCATGACGCAGGCCAACGACCGCCTCTACCTTTTCCGCGAAGCCGATGCCTCGCGCCCCGGCTGGGTCATCAAGAACGTGACCACCGGCGGCATCACGGTGGCGTCGACCACGGCGACGGTCAACCTGACCGGCCACGGATTCCCCGCTGGCGCCCGCGTGCGCATCGAGGGGAGCAATGTCGCTGCCTTTGACGGCGTGGAATACGACATCGCCACGTCCTCCACAAACAGCTTCACGATCACTGTGCCGAGCGGCACCGCGACCGACGCCACGACCAGCGGACGCACCATCCGCCGCGTGAAGGCGCCTCTCTACTGGGACGGCGTCACGACCGCTTTTGTCCGCAGTCCCGCAGGCGTGCCCGCCGCTGGCCCGACCTTCAAGACCATGCGCTCGACGCCGTGGGGCACCTACGTCAACAACCGCCTCGTCCTGCCAGATGGCAAGAACAACGTGCTCATCTCGGACATTCTCGACGCCAACACCTACGATCCCTACTGGCAGTCCTTCCGCGCCGGTGCGGGCAGCAATGACTTCGTTGTCGCGGTCCATCCGTGGGTGGAGAACAGCTTCCTCGTCTTTTGTAGAAAGTCGATCTGGTTGGCCGAGGTCAACCAATTCGCCAGCGTGGACGGCGCCAGCACGGCTATCGACACCGCTCTCAGTAAGCTCACGCTCCTCACCGATGAGGTCGGCTGCGCAGCTCGCCGCTCCATCGCCACGGCAGGGCAGTTTGTCTATTTCCTCTCGGACTCCGGTGTCTACCGCCTCGACAGCCGCCTCGACCTGAAGCTGCGCGGCGACACCAAGCCTCTCAGCGACCCCATCGCCAACCAGCTCGACGACCTCAACGCGACTCTGGTCAAGAACTCGGTCGGGCTTTGGTATTCTAACCGCTACTACCTCGCCGTCCCGCTGGCCGGTGCCGACAACAACAACGGCGTGTTTTTATACAATGCCTTAAACGAAGCATGGGAGACGAGGGACGTTTTCGGCTTCGGAGTGGATGACTTCGTCGTCGCCACCCGCGCCAACGAGCGCCGCCTGTTCGTCTCCAACAAGGCAGGACGCCTCATGCTCCTTGACGAAATCGAGGAAGGCGACCAGTCGCCCGACGTGCAGGCCGATGTCATCACGCCGGTCCCCGGCCGCATCGTCACTCGCCGATATGGAATGGGCGGCGGCATGATCGGCATGACAACGAAGCGCTTTATCCGCTCGCTCGCCGATGTCGTCTTGCCTAACACCGGATCGGTCACGGTCAAGGCGATCACGATCAACCCCGACGCCACGATCACGCTGGTGCCGGGGCAGACCAACACTTCCGGTCTCGCGGAAGACTACACGCTCAAACAGCCCATCCGGCAAAAGGCGCATTACTGCGAACTTGAATTTCTAACCACGGCCAACCGGCCCGAGATCCGCAACGTCTCAATCGAAGCCGCAGGACCGAGCAACCCGCCGACCGAGACAAGGAACGCAGCTTAACAACTAAGGAACAAAATCATGGCAACAGTAACCGCATCTTACAACTGGGTCTCAGGCGAGACCGTGACCCCGACCAAGCTCAACTCGACCGCCGCGCCGACTGTGGTTGTCGCTGACAATGAGGTCACCACGGCAAAGATCGCAGACGGCGCCGTGACCAACGTGAAGCTCGCCAGCGACAT